GCCATGCTCATGCTGCGCTCAAATAGAGTCTTATACGGTATGGAGGGAGCAGACATCCTCAAAGCGTCTGCCTCACGTTTTGCTGCCTGAACGAGGGCAAACCCTGGAGGGTCGACATGAGTGGCAGTGTGATCTGACATCGACAAAATGCCGATATATTCGACATGTTGGACAATCTCAACCCAAAACGTAGCTAGATTGGATGTGCTTGCGGAAGGTTGCAAGATGATCACACAAGGAGCAGCACCCACGTTTATGGGAGAAGCTATAGCATTGCTGCCACTAAGAGTGCCTACAGCTGCGCCATAAATGCCGCCAGAAATGAGCTGATTCCCACAGGAGTAAGGATATATACTCTGTGTTTGGTATGATGCGGTGGTCTGGTCGCCATACGGATATTCAGCTTCATTTTCACTAGTGCAAGAAAGGGTCGCGCCCAATCTGGACAATTCCTTGCACTTATAGATAACAGTCTCTTCACTGTTACCAATCAAATCTACCGAGATGCTATTGAGGTTGGCATGGTCCTCTTGTTGGTACACATAGCATCTACCACCGAGTTGCATCTCAGCGGTGTCACATGTTATCCTGATGGCCATGGAGACCATACGAGCAGTGACACCAGCAGTGATGGAAGTAGAGCTGCCAATAAAACTTGCGGCCTGAAAGGGCGAGTTATTGTAAGCTGCTTTGAGAAACTTATCAGTGCCGGTACCCCCATTCCCTAGCTTAAGAGAGGCAGTAGAGATTTGGGGGGCGGTGGCGGTAGTATTTGCAGCGCCCTGCACAGTGGCGTTCAGAGTACCTCCCAAGAGTCCAAGATTGGATCCATAGACTGCAACAGGGCAATCACTAGCAGTGGATCCGCAGAGGTAGACGACTCCGTAGGAATCAACGCTTGCCCCAGTACCCGCGGTGCCTGACACAACAACGGGGAATCTGGTGAACAATCGTTTCTTGGATGACCTAGAAGCAGCAAAGCCGTAGGGTATGCATGCTCCAGAAGCGTTCGGGTGCCAGGGATCGGACACGGCGAGCTTGTATTTCTGAGCGCACTCTGAGAGTGCTGGGCCGGATGGGCGGGATGGAGGGCGGGGGACTCTAAGTTGACGTGGGCGAGCCTGCGGGCGGCTTTTCTCATGACGTTGCTGGTTAGCACGTTTAGGGGGAGTCGCTTTAGGTTTACGCTTAGTTTGCTTAGTTCGGATGGTG